ATAAGCAACCGGGAATATAACTTTGAGTTTCTTCGATGCTCCGATGTAATCATAAACAATACCATAGTATTCTTTGGTACTGTTATAGAGTACAGATCCATTGTAATAATCATCGGCAGAAGAAGATAATTCAGACTGCGTAAGATCAATCTTTTCACCATAGGTACCGGTATCGTCGTTATCTGCTACCGATGTAAAGGTGTATATCAGATCAGACGGTTTTTTGAGATACCAAATATCAACTTCCGGAGTTTCGTCGTCACATTGGACATAAATTCTATTTTTAAACAGATACGCCCGAGGAGCGTTATTAGTACCAGCAGAAAGCGTGTTCTCTGTGCGTTTAATATCTTTGGCTTCCATCAAGTTACAAAACTTATTTGAGCCAGTATATCGAACATGGGTAATCGCACTACGAACTACATCATTTGCTAAACCTGATATAGCATAACTGGCTTCATCGTCACCAGTAGCAACGGTACATTCCTTCGCAAACTCTTTAACCTGAAGTTCGTCCAGGTAGGCATTATGAAGTAATCGAACCAGCGACATTTGAGCCATATTAAGGGCTTCAATCCTTACTGCTGCCGGAAAATCTGACAAATCAGTATCTTCCAGTCGGTAGCCCAATAAATCTATCATTCTTTGAACAGTCATAACATTACTCCATCAAATAGGGTAAGGGACTGGAAAACCGGCCCCTTACCCATAGTTAAATCAACGTCAGCTAAAACTTCCGTCCCATCAGGGCTGGAGCGAATCCAGCTGCACTCGAGGCTTCAACTGCGATCAAAGGAGATAACCCTATTTCCACAATATCAGCTTCGACTGCTCCATCGCGACCTATGCCGGCCCCTACAGTAGTGCAGGGTACGATAGGTTCATCGACGACAAGAGCCTGAGTGTCACCTTTAATCTTCACGGCTGGTATAAAACCGGCAATCTGGACAAAACCAAAGCTACCAGATGCGATACCAACTATCGCAACAGCTGTAATTATGTCAGTCGCAGAATCCGTCTGTTCAAGAACGTCAGGATGGTAGATCAAAAGAGCAACATCATCAGCGAACGCTTCAACGATTGGATCTTCAAGATACAAATCACCTTCCCCTGAAACTGCAATCAAGGGGTGAGATTTGATCTGGTGAAGCATACCTTTACCGGCTGCTGGCGCCTGGCCTACCCAATAACCAGCGTAAGCATTGGCAGCCATTTCAGTCGTGACGGTATCGATGTGCATCACCTGGTCGCCTGAAACAAGCGCACCGTCAATAGCGATACCGCTATCCCAGGCAGCCATAGCAGAAGGACGCAAACAATCACCGCGTACTAATGCTTCCCCTGCTTTGATGTACTTGTACAGGTTGCCTTCACGATCCTCAAAAATGGTACCAAGCTCGAGTTGCTTGGTAGTGTGTGTATCTGTAAGCGCTATACCTGAGATAATCGGCTTACTTCCAGGATTGGTTCTATTCATTAATAGTACTCTCCTTTCTTAGTATGCCGTAGGCAGGTTATACAGACAGCCCTGGTAACGTCTGTTGGAACAAGTGACATTACCAGCCCAAAGGATCTTGGCTGATCGGGAATCCTGGTTAACCGGCTTCTGGAAACCTTCGAAATAGAAATTGCGGTTTTTCGAATGACGGAAACCAAGGTATTCTTCATTTAACATGAACATATACCCGTCAGGACAATGAGAATCGACAACAACTGGTACACCTCGGAAAGAAAGATTCTGAAATCCAACGTCAGCCAATCCCTTGTCTGCTGGACCCATGTAACGTTTCTGATCGCTCAGATATGTCTCATAGGCATCATACAGAAGTTGGGTTGTAACAATAACAGATGGATGGTCATTATCCTCAGTCACGGATCCCCAGGTATCGCGCATCATCGTTGGCAAGAAATCCCGGTTGGTTTTTGTAACAATATCCGTCCAGGATGGCGCCGAACTATTCCCATACAGCGCAGCTGCATCTTTGGCTATGGAAGCCCACCAGGAATAGGTTGTAGCGTTGATTGTGCCAACGGTGCCTGTGGTGTTAATTATCAGATCGTACAGTGTCCCGAATTCTTTTGCGCTGGCTGAAGTGGTTTTGAAGAACGCGGTACCGAATTCATCTTTGATCGTCTTCTGGCAGATCTTCGTTTCCGTTTTCAGCAGATTAAATATGGCCTCGGGGCCTGTGTTTTGTACTTCGGTTTCCAGTCCGGACAGCGTAATCGTTCCTGCGCACTGTTTCCACTCGAACTCGGCAGCCGTGAGCTTTTCTTTCGGCGCCAGGGTAAAGGTATCCCACTCAGAGTAGAATTCAGCTCTACCTTTAGCGTAAATGATCGGCTCAACGATCTTCCGGCCAGTAGCCGGTTTGGATTTCCGAAGCATCGTATACATCAGAACATTGGACGTGAAAATATTATCCCGAAGTTTCGGAACGATACTCTCCCTGGTCGTTGTACTGATGTTATCCCAATTAAGAGTCAAATAACTCTCCTTTCAGGTTTGGATTACATATTGAGATAGTTTTCCAAAGCCTGATCAGCAGCGTCGTCTATGGTCTTGGGTTTTTTACCCTTGGCAGTTTTAGCAGCCTTCGATTTGGCGGTAGTTGTTTCGCCAGCATCTTTGGCGCTAGACTTAGCCTTCGAAATTCCGAGTTTGACTTTGCCGTACAGTTCGAACCAGGCATCCTTCAGCGACATAGCAACGAATATTTCATCGTCTTTATGTTTTTCGTTATGCTCGTTGGCGAATTTGATAATCTTGTCGATGTTCTCATGATTTGGTTTCTCGGTAGATCCCAGGTTGTCAGGATCCCAATCGACCAGCTCACCAATCGCTTTTCGCGCAAGTTCCAGGGCCTGGTTCTGTTCGGCATCTTTGTTTTCGAGGACATCCAACCGTTTTTCAACATCGGTTTTCTGCTCCTGATCAAATTTCAATTCACGGAGAGGATTTTTCTGGCCAAGTTCCTGATAGTGTTCATCCAGGGCAGTCATAACTTTTTCGTCCTGAGTCATAGCTTTCAGATTTTGGGTAGACTTACCGAACGCTTCACGCTGAGTTTTCAACAGCTCGAAAGCAGTTTTATTCTCTGTGGCACGATCGGTATTGGTCTTATTCCAGTTTTCCTTGTTAAGATGGTCCTCAACGGCAGTTTTCAGCTGTTCAGGGTTGAACTCTGTTTCCTTGCCATCTTTATCCGTGTATTTGAAAGGCTCTGGTACCGTTTCCGATTTGGAAGTCTTCTCTTCGGAAGTTGCTTCTTCTCCGGCAGGCGGTTTCTCACCTGTTTCGTCAGCAGGCTTTAGTTGCTCGTCACTAGTGAGCGAGGCTAATTGCTCCGGACTGAGTTCGATAGTCTCTATATCTGTGACTACCACATCGTTTTCGTTTGGTCCTGGCATAATGCCGATCTCCTTGTCAGTTGGTCCTTCCAGACGCTGTTTAGAAGAAAAAAGCCCCGTACACCGGTCGTAAAACCAGTCGTACAGGGCTCCTATTAATTCCCCGAAATGAACCGGGGTTAAATCAGGTAAGCCTGATTAAATCTTTTTGCGTTCTAGCTTTTCATAAGTAGTTATGCTGCCTTGACTGAAATGGATTGTAAGACTCCCGGTAAATGCTGAATCAACCAGGCCCTTGATCAATACCCACATTCTCTTCAGCTTATCCAAGCAGGTCCCAAATTTCGTGAAACATCTTTTCATACTGCTCCACAATGATCTTCCTGGCCCGGGAAACACTGATAACCTTAGTCTTTTCATTGAAAGACGCTGGCGTTTTAGCGTGTTGTTCCAGCGGATCAAGAACAGCCTTTCTCATTTCTGCTTTCTTGGATTCCAGTAAATCGTTAGCCATAATTAAACTCCTGGTTAATTGTTATGCCTGCGGTTGCCCGGCTTCTTCCTGTAAAAGTGCCATTACTTCGGGGTTGGCTTCCGGATTCTGCAGTAAAGCAGCCAGTACCTGGTCCGGATCGTCAGATCCTAACATTTCCTCTAACTCCGGATCCATCTGGCCACCCTGGGAAAGTGATTTGAATAATTCCTTCAACCTGGCTTTATCGCGGATGTTTGGCGCAGCATCGACCATCATATCCAATATTTCGGCTGGCGTACCTTCCACTAGGTATTTTGATAGTGCTGCAAGCTCTTCAAATTCGGCTTCCTTATTGTACGTTAGATAATCACCGATCGATAGCTTGACCTCGAATTCCATATCAGCCGATGGATAAATATCTCCGGTTTCCTGAAAAGTTTGACCTGGTTGTGGTGTATTTAATGCAACACCTAAAAACTTCTGATAATTAACCTGGCCGTTTTCGTCCTGGTGCCGGTGGTATTTCTCTTCGTCGAACATATTCCGGATGATGTATAACCAATGCTCAGTCATTTCAACCAGCATTTCTGACATATCATCGACAGCAGGTTGGACCCTTCCCTCGGATTTTACTTGGAGAGCTTCGACCTTTCTCCCCGAATCACCTGGCCTGGCTTTTCCGCGAGAAGGATCCTGAACCCCTAATATATTGTCCTTACGATCGTTCAAATGATTTAAGAACCCCACAACATCACCCATATTCAGCCTGGGCGGTTCCATCCACTTAACGTCGTTGGTATCTCTGGCGGTAATTCCATCACCTGGTTTGTTGTTCAATTCTTTTGCGGCAACTCGGCCACGCCTGGAAACAATCGGTTTCGGGTTGCCAGTTAAGCGGATATTATCGGTAGTCTGACTGAGAATCATGTTGTTGGCCTTGATCAGCCTTTCGACCTGTTTATACTCCGGACGGCCCCAAAAAGATGAAGATTCGGAATAATTCTTTGTATCGAAATAGGGTGGCCGTTCGTATGGATTCGGTTCATCCAGGCAGATCAAATTCTTTTCACCGTGGGCTATAATTGTATGGCGCCCATCAGGGTATTTTTCTTTGTCACCGTAGCCGATCGGTTCAGTGCCGGTGGTTTCTTCGTTTTCACCGACCGTTACCGACTCAAACACTTCGGTATCATCGGCATACCAACACTCAATGATGATACACTGGCCATCTACACTTGGTTTGCCATCAGGTCGGCCTTCCAGGATATCCTCGCGTTCATTGGCTGTGTCGTGGATCGGAGTTAAAGTACCGTCACCTTCCTCGTCGTCGGCCTGGTCTTTGAAATTGAAAGCGCGATATTCGTCCAGCTCACCTTCAGGTTTAACGTCAACGCCCCATTTCTTCTTAACGTCTGAACAATACATGATAGCAATTTCAATAAAAAATGAATCTTTACATTCCACAATACTTCCGGCAAACGGATCTGGTAAGCACTGGAAGATATCCAGGAGAGAAACTTCAATCTCTTGTTTGCCTGGTACCTTCACGGCCTTTACAATTCCGTTACCATAAGTTTTCAGGGTTCGCCAGTTTTCTCTGATCTTCCGATTCATCCGGTTAACTTTCCAGATCTCATTAAATTCTTTCTGTAATCCCCTGGCGTAATCCATTGCAGCCTGGATTATCTCGGGAGTATGGTAAGATTTGGGTTTTGGGAATACCTCAGCCTTCGGACTGATAGCTGTGGCCACCGGCAAGGTAGTCTCAATCGCTTCGAATACACTGTTATCAACGATCTTCGACTTGTACTTAGCCATTCGATTGTTCTTCCAGTGGTTTCCATACAGGTAATCTTCGGCTTTACGCCATATTGCCAGTTTAGGATCCCGGTGCCGTTTGGCATACAGATACTTGGCCATTACCGACTTCCATAGCTCGTGATCCGTGAAGTTCTTTTTGCTTAATTCTGATATTTTTCCCATCGCGCTATTAGTTTATATTCGGTTGTCAATATCAAAAAACAGAAATGTTGACATTAATCTGGCCCTGCTCAACTATCCATATCCCCACCGCCTGGCTCTTCTTCCGCAAAAATCAGCAGGTCAAGCTCCGGTGGTGTTCCTGTTCGGTAATCTCTTTCTTCGTGCTTGAAATACGTTTCCATCGGTGTTTTCGGTTCTTCCTGGGCCGGTGGCATATCATCATGGCAAACCAGGTACCGAACACAATCCGGTAGGTCCTTGTATTTCGGGACGATAATACCATCAGCAGCAGCACGATCGGAGCCAGCCCTGGTAACTTCCCTTTTCCGGATATAGTGAATCAATCCGTTCCAGGTGTGATAACAGTTTGACAGAATAATCAGGCCAGGTTCACCATCCGGAAGGTTGCCTAACGCCTTTCTAACTTGCCGGTGGCCATACATTATTTCACCATCACCACTCGGAGCGTCATAGCTTTCGATGAAGAAGAAATCACGTTTGTATTTGTCGCCAGCATCAGCAAATACTTCAGCCAGGGAAGTCTTACCCCTGGTCTGCCAGCCAAAATGTCGATCCATTACCCTTTCTTCGATCTTTTTATCTATCTTGAACTTGGCTTCGATTCCGATCCATTCTTTTACTTCAGCGTCCGCGGTCCTGGCTTTCTTCATATCCCAAAACGGCTGCTCAGTCTCTGTTGGGTATTCTGCAAAGATAATCCAGCGTCCTCGGCCTGATTTCTTGATCTCCGGTGTGTATGCAGCCCAAATAGCAGCTGAAGGCCGACCATCGTGCGGATCTACAGCCTGGTAAATCTTTGAACCAGGTGGAATCGGGAAATCTTTCGGATCTCTGAAATGTTTGGCCCTGCTCAACGATCCATAGATGATTCCAGCGAAATACATTGGTTTACCGTAGGCCCTGGCTTCGCGCTCTTCCGGATCGTAGGCATCAACCATAGCATCAACGATCTCAGGGTCCAGGTGGCCGCGGATACCACGTTCCCGACAGGCTTCATATACGGTAGCTTCCAGGTGGTAATAGCCTTTTACATTGTTCTCGACGTTCTTCTTGATCTCATCCAGGACATAGGGTGGACAGTACAACGGAGTCATTGGTAGAATGGTTAAACAACCCAGCCGGCGCCGTGACTTAATCGCTTTCCATAACGGTTCGGGCATTGGCTCATCACCGATGATTATCCCGACGTTGGCCGATTCGTAGGTCTTGGGATCCTGGTCAAATGTTTTAAATGATATTTCCCATCCGTTGATCTGAATCCGGCTGATATAGCTCTTGCCGTCCTTTGATGATTTATATTCACCCAGGGGAAATAAATCTACCACCATGGGGATTACAGTATCCTTTAGGGTCTCAGCTGTGCTGCAATACCATACTTTCTTCGGGAATTTCCACGGCTGGTTAAATACTTTGTGGTGGAACCATCCATTCTGCGCCCCCTTGATGATATTGAACAGGATCTGTAATGCAGTCGTGGTTTTCCCAACGCCATTAGCAAATGTGACCAGGTGGACCGGAATCTTGGATTCTTCCATCGATTGGGCCACAGTGTTGATAAATTGCTCCTGGGCGCCGTTTGGACAGTAATATTTAAGCTGGCTAGCTTCTTTGGCCAGCTGGTACTCTTCGTACTGCTTGGCCGTTAGTTTTTCTTTGTAATAATGGTCCTGGTGTTGGACCTTTGGGAGTGGTTTCAATCTACTGACTTTAAAATCTTATCTACCCGATCGAACAAATCCTGTAGTTTCCCGGCTGCAGTATCGCCAATATCATGTTCAACCTTATCGCGCCACCGCTCCGGGCGCCGGTTCTTCAGCCAGATAAATGCAGCAGCTGTATCAGGGGGATAGTGTTTGATGTACTCTGTCTCTGTAATCTCACCTTTGTAGTTCGAAATGTGTGTGGCTTTGGCCCGGTATCCTCGCGCTCGCTGGAAGAGTGACGCCTCGATTTCATCGTCTGGTAAAATTTTAGCTTCCTTTATGGACTCTAATAACTCTGGATGGTCGCGTTTCCAATTATGGAAAGTAGCTTCGCTAACTTCAAGTTCTTCAGCCATTTGCACGTCAGTAAACCCTGCTAACGCCATATAATAGACATATTTCGCGAAGATTGGTTCGTATTTTGATTTTCTACCGGTTTTACCCATTCCAAACTCTCCGGATAAATCTTTTGGTTATTAATTTTATTTGCAGCTTACGGAATTGTCGCTGGTCCTGGATCTGCTGATCGTATTGGTTGTGGATGGCCACCAGCTGATCGCAGCGCTGATCTATGATAGAATTTGCTTGAAATCCCAGGGCAATATCAGGAATCGTCTGACGTGTCTTCACGGTCTGCTTCCAGGTCTTGGATTGGAATATCGTTAATGGTGCCAGGAGTAGGTCCTAGTCGTTCAATTAATCTTTGGACAATAGAATCTTCGCTTATTTCATTGGGTGGATCTCCGATTGACTTGGTCATGGTGGCGTAGGTTTTACTCCATATTCGGTTGGTAACCAGGGATCCGATAAACAAGAATACCAGGGCAACAGCGATATGTGAGATTACCA